GAAACCTGACGTTCTAATTCGGCAGAAGATTGAGCCTTCCGATTTGACTGAGCATTAGACACACCACCATTATTTTCTTTCCAAGCATTAAAAAAATTAGAGACTCTTCCTACATCTAGATTACGCTGTGCATCTTCTAAATAAGTTTGTCTACTAATTCCAGTTAAAGGATCAATCTCTAGTAACCAATTTTGAAAATCTTGGTTACCGTTTGTATCTCTCCAATCTGGTACAGTCGTAGATAATTCAGACCAAAAAGCCTGTTCCGAGGTTTTAACTTGACTAGCAGCAACTTGTTCTACTCTAGGTATAACATTAGATTGTAAAGATTCTATTTGTTTTTCTAAAGCTTCAAGCTTTTTTTGTGCTACTAAAGTTTCTTCTTTACTTACACGCCTCATAACCTCAATAGATTCACCATACTCTGCTACATCTGCATCTGTTACTAATTTAGGTGCAGGTTCTTCAGATATAGGTTTTTCTATTTTTTCTGGTTGTTGTTGCATAGTTGAAAGTAATTGTTCAAGTTGACTTACCCGGTTAGACAAATCCCGTTTGTCAGCATGTAGCCTTGGGACTTCTGCATTATACATACCTTGTAAGGTCTTATATCTTTGTTCAACTGTTTCGTTTTCTTGGTTCTCTGCAGCCACTTGCTCTTGTGGCTCAGACTGAACTGCTTGCTCTTCTACACTGTCGGCATTTTCTTCTACAGATACTCCAACATCGGCACTTTTATCCTGTGCCTGTTCTTGATCTTTATTAAGTTCTTTATATAACTCTTGTACTGCCTCAGATTGCTTTTGAACTTGCTTTGGTAATGTTGACATAATACGCTCCTATCGGTGTGCGTTAAACAGCTGCCTTTATAGACTTTGCTGCTACTTCAGGGGACTCTTTTGTGACTCTTACGAGTTCACCTAAAATTTGACACCGCCCCTGAGCAAGTGCCACATTTGTTGTTACGTTAGGTAATTGCTTTAATTCATGGTCATGCCATTCCTGCAGCCAATCAAGGAGTTCAGGATGTTGCCTTACCGTTACTGCTAAAGCATGGATAATATGTGGTTCAGGTCTAATCAACCTCCACCTCCAGTATCTCTATTACTTACTGTGTTGCCATCCATACCGCCTTTGGGACTCCCGTCTGGTTGTGTAGGTGTAGCTTGCTGTGGTTGTTGCATTTGCTGCATTGCCATTTTAGTTTCTTCCCTAGCTTCAAACCCGAGTTGTTCCCGAGATGGTACAATTTGATCAACAGGCATTTGTAAACTTTTTGCAACTTCACGTAAGAGTGCAGCACGACCATCTTTACCGATGATCTCCATGTCAATCTCATTAGCAGTTGCGTTAAGAAATTCAATTCTGCGGACATTAACTGTTTCTTTAACAGCTAAGTTAATTGCTCCGCGTGGGATAACCTGTAAGTCTCCCTTAATACTTTGATCTTCATCATATCGCATGTTGTAAATAAACTGTCTATTTACAACAGGTTTAATAACATCAGAATCAATATGCATAACTACTTGACGTATACCTTTACCGGCAGATCCCATTAGCATAGATAGCCCAGATGCTGTACGTCCGGCCCCCTTTACATTAATGTCACCTGATACGTAGGATGGTATCCCCGAGTGGTCATCAGCTAAAGTACTAAATTTTTCATATACAGCCATTAATGTAGTTGCATTATCATCTGGCTGAGTAAATTTAACCGCAGGAGAACTTGACCCTAATGGATCATTTGTAACCTGCCATATCTTCCAAGGATGCATTTGTGTTATATCTTCATTAGGAGGTATACGTTCTAGATTCACTTCAACTTGTGGACCTGAAGAAATTCCCATGTTATTAACTAATGCTCTTGCTGATGCATTACATATATTTTGTAAATCTTCTATAACTTCTGGTATTCCTTTACCCCAGAATGATCCTGGAGTTTTAATAAAAGAAGTTTTGCAATATGGTTTTTCACCTAATGGGTCATAATTTAACACCGCTTTTATAATATAATTTCCAACTACCCATACATTTGCGTCATATTCTTGTGCTTCATCAGGTACATCTTCTTCTAATCCCCACTCACGTAACATTTTCCCACTTACTTTACCCCAGAACTCTAATGCATCATAAACTTCAGTAGGTCTATCAAAAGAATGATATTTACGTTCCTGCTCTTCTTTCATTAAACTAACATCTTCATTAACCCAAGAAGTGGAATTACCTATATCTAATAAAGAACGTATAGCTTCTTCATCATATCCTGGAACTCCTATAAGTTCAGATAACTCCATACGAGAAAGAGGATGATGTTGAAACATATAACCTTCATCTATATTAGTTATTCCTGGTTCCGGATAAATATTAAAAGGATCAACACGTTCAAATTCAGGACCTAAATTTTCATCAGGTTCTGCATATGTGTCACCATTTTCATCAGTAGTCCAACCTAGTTTACGTTGGCGTCTTATAACAGGACCTTTAATAAATGCACATGGGAATGTTGCAAGGTCAGTAATAAAATCGTTAAAACATTCAGCCCAACCACCTTCTGCAAACTGATCACTTATCTTTAATTTCATTCTATCAGCACGATTTTGTGCTTCTTGTAAAATTGAAAACCTAAGTTCTTGCGACACAGATTCTTTTATCTCATCCATTTCTTCCATAGATGGAGCTTGGCCGCTAGATTCAACTATCCCTAATACTTTATTTGCATATATATCCTGTATAGATTTCATTTCACTAGGAGATAAATCAGGTATTGGTGTAGCTTCTAGATCCCAAGGTGGTGTACCATTATCAAGTAAGATATCTCTAAGCCATGATTCTGCTGCTCTACACTTTACTTCAGTAATCATCATGAAAACTTCAGACCCGCCTTGATCTTGAATCTGTCTTAACTTATCAGCTTCATACTCTCCATTACGCTGACGCATAGCAGAAAGCATTAAATTCTCCATGGGTTTTTTAGCTTGACGCGCAGCATCCCAACACGAATGTAGGTATGATGTTAACCCTATAAGATAAGGTTCGTTTTGTCGTTCCTGTAATTCTTTCTCGGCTTGCTCTTTTTCCTGCTTTACAAGCTCTTCATTACCGACAACTCTTAGTACTGATAGTCCTGGCATAGTTATTTAGGTGTTGGTTTACTTATTTGTAATCCCTGTACCGTTGATTGCGATCCAAAAGTTGGTGCTTTCTGTTTAGCCTTTTTTTCAATTGATCTTCCTGTTTGAGTACCGACTTGGGGCTTTATCCCCATATAAGTATTTTTACCTAGGTTTTTTAGTACACGATCTCCATATTCAGAACCCAATCCTGTTCCCATTCTTGAACTAGCACCTTCCTGCCAATCCCCTGCTGTTTTATGGAATTTTTTTGAATATTCACTTCTGGCCATTTTAGCTACTCCCCATTTGTACAAACATATCTAAAGTAGTTGTACCACTATAAACAGTACTAGCTGATACAAATTGAACTCGTATAACATCTCCAATAATACCTGATATTGAAGTATCATCTGTCATTGACCCAACAGTTGGGATAACATCAGCAGTTACAGCTGTACTACGTGTTACATTTAATACTTTCCGTGAACTAGAAGTAGCAAACGCAAAACACATAATATCAATAAAATTAGACCCACCATCTAAACTAGTCTGGACATAAGCTTTAGCTGTACCCCCACCACCACCTCGTACGAAATTAGCTTCGACAGTAATACTAGTACAATCGTGTGGTACTGAAAGTACGCTACCTACTGTAGCTAAAGTCTGATTTGCTGTAATTGCGTGGGCATTAAGTAAAATAGTCACTAATAACTCCTTCCTGTTTTAGGATTACGTATTCCGCCTAAACGTTTGCGGAATATTTCTGATAGATGCATAGGACTATCAGATTTAACCGATTCTTTAACTTTAGGTGTATATTTTTTAATTGACATTAATTGTGATTTAGCTTTTTTCTTTATAGTTTTCTTCCTTGCTAGTTTATTACCTTTAGCAGTTAAATCATAATTTTTTGGGGTGTTGTATCCTTTTTTTATACTTATTTCAATAATACCGTCTTTCCCAATTGTATACATGATTATTTGTTCCCTATTGATAAAAGTTAGTTACACGCATCTTGACAAATATATACAAAAAAATATACAGCTGTCAACACATTTATAAATAAAAAACTCCACTAAGTGATTAAACTTAGTGGAGCCGATTAACGATGGGGATGAGTATATGAGTAGGAGATAGCCACCGTTAATCTAATATCATGTCCAACCTGCTGATGCTACATGTTTTATTTCTCTTTTCCGTGTTAGTAATGCCCCTTCTCCTGCTGTGTTTATATGCATCATAAGATATTGTAATGCTTCAGCTACATGAGAATGTTTATTTTTATCTATAGTCCCATTCTTAGGATGATACCTATAACCACCCATCATTGCAGCTTTTAAATTTGTACAACCTGGATCTACCAGAAATGCTGAGTCTCCGTCTACTTGTCTCATAAGAAATTCATCTACAGAGTTCACTCTCGCAGATATATTATTAGTTTTAGCTGGGAATACTCTTAACCCTTCTGCTTTGATTATATCTACAGCACTACGTTCATCTGTCTGTGCTCTCTGTATTCCAGCTGGATCAGTAACTACAAGTATAGGTGCGCCAGACCATCTTTCTATTATAAGTGGTTTCAATATTGTACGTGTAAACCTTTGTAT